GACTTCTGAGCGGCTCGGTCTTCGGTGTGTGACTAAAAAAAAGAATACGTGCCCGCTTATGTTTATTCTCTTGTTTTTCAGTGCTTTGTAGTGAGAATGAGCAAAATTTACCCTTCAAATACGGTGTTTTTCTGTTTTTTGAGACAAAAACAGGTTCAAAAACGGGAAATTCTGCACTTTTTAGATTTCACATAGATGTTATTCATGTATATTATGATTAAAAATAAAAAATATATCTCTTAAAAACTTCCACATTTGGGAATTTTTTGTATCTTTGTATCAAACAAAAAGAAGTTATGAAAATAATCGATTCTGAAAAGCTGGAAGAGTTCATAAAAAAACATGCGGATGCTAGTAGTGCTATCGAAAAATGGGTAGAAAAAATAGAGGCCGCGAACTGGAAAAATCACAATGAACTGAAAAATGATTTTCTTTCAGCCGATTATGTGGGTAACAACCGATATGTGTTTAATATCCGGGGAAATAATTATCGAATAGTTGCGATCGTTGTTTTCTTTGCTGGTAGGATGACTATTCGCTTTATTGGTACTCACAAAGAATATGATAGGATCGACGCTAAGAATTATTAAAAAGGAGGGCATTATGAAAATTAGTAGTGATTCCCAATACAGGGAATATAAAAAGGAAATGGAAGTTTTGATCCAGAAGGGAACAAAGCTTGGTGATATGGAATTGCTTTCAGAAGCAGACAAAGAAGAATTTGTACGCCTTACTGATGCGATTTATGAATGGGAGGCCGCTTATCATCCTTTGCCTGGTAAGGTCTCGACAGTAATAACGGACGCTATCAAACAATGTATGAGCGTAGGCAATATAAAACAGAAGGATGCCGCTAAAAAACTGGGTGTCTCTGAATCTCGTGTAAGTGAACTTTTGTCCGGTAGGCGATCGCTTAATTTAAACATGGTGAAGCGTTTACGCGATAATTTTGGAATATCGGCTGATTTTATCCTGGATAATATGTAATCAGTTTGAAAAATAAGACGGGCCTTATCCTTTTGCGGATAAGGCTTTTTTGTTTGGTTCTTTTTCTATATTTTTGTCGGAATTTAAAATTAAGACAAGATGAAAAAATCACTATTCACACTAACGATGATTATTGCGTTATGTTCTAGTTGTCAAACATTCCAGTACACGCAAAAAATCGCATATTTAGATTATTCGTTTTTTAGAGAACGGAATTTCTTCGTAACCGAAACTAATACAGTCAGTTTCCCTTATGAGAGTTTAGGCAGTATTGCTGTATTAATCAGTTCTGGGAAAGTTTATAAATCAACTGATACGAACTATAAGCCTCTTTATCAAAGATCAGGGAGCTTTAAAAAAGCTACTCTTGAAGATACTTATCAGTTAGTTTATGATTTAGCAAAGGAAAAAGGGGCAAATGGAATTTTAGGACTAAAAGTAGAATATCTAAAACCGGATAAATTTGCAGGAAAAAGTAAATCAAATGAGGGTTATATGATTTCAGGTATGACGATAAAAAAATAATGTTCAATGCTTGCTATTACAGATATTATTCGTATATTTGTAGTGCTAAAACAATCACGAATATTCGTGTCGCTGAGCGCGGTTAATGCTCATGATATTTGATGGGCTTTTTTTATGCCCTTATTTTATGATATAGGCGGTTGCCTTTCCCATTACATTTTTGCTCTGCGAGCGGAATCTGTGATTGTTTTAGCGAACTCGGGAAATGGCAACCGTTCTTATTTTTAAGAGAACTGCCTAAAATGCTAAAACAATCACAGTATGAAAAAACAACTCACCGGCACTAATAATGTGCCTTCGTTCCGTACCCAATCGGATACAAATACGCTTATGGAGCGTTATTTCCGTAGTCTTTCAGATTGCGAAGTAAAAACAACTTCTGATGCCTACTACGTTTCTGCGATAGCAAGTATTTGTCTAACCTTTATTTTCCCACCCTTTCTTCTGGTGGCCGTTCATTGCCTTATTAAAGCAAAGAAAGGAGGAAAACAATGAAACCGATAACAATAGGGAAGGCCGTTATAGATGAACGTGTAGCCGAAACTTTGCAGGATTACCAAGAATGCGGAATCGTAGAAGATTGCCAAACACTGGATAATACTATCAATTACTTATTTGAAATATCGAATATGTTTGGCTATGCGGCGAATATGGATGCTGACAAAATGCTAAAGCTTATATATTCCCTTAAACAAATGCGGGAAAATTTAGAAGCACTGGCTCCCGTAAAAGAATAGCCTTTAGATCATTATATTCTGATAGGGTACGTCCGAGATATGGCGCACCCTTATCTTTCTTTTGTCCTTTACCTACACATCTTAAAAGCTCATATTTGCCTAAAAATAGAGCAATATGAATGAAATATTAATTACTACAGTAATCAGTTCTATTTGTACTGGTGGTATTACTTGGCTTTTTACTCTAAAATATACTAGGAAACAGGCCGAAGCTGATGCAATGCTATCCGTACAAAACGTATATCAGCAGATAATTGAAGATCTTAAAACGGATCGGGTGGAGTTGAAAGAAAACATCAAGGAATTGGCGCTAAAAGTGAGTGAGAACGAACGGGAAATTAAAGCAATGAAGCCAAATCTTTGCGGGCGAAAGGCATGTACACAAAGAATACCAATCAATTAATTATATGAAAAAATATGCTTTGTATATTGTACTATCGGGAGTTTTCCTTGCTAGTTGTAGCCGCGCAACGATCGATCACCGGAAAACAAATGAAACGGTATTGTCAGACAGCGTTAAAGCTCGCACAGATACGCGAGAGGAACAGGATAAGCAGCAGGGACATAGTACAGAACGTAATACTAGAACTGACGAGGAAAACCGCGTCGTTATTAAATTTGATACGGAAAAGCCAGTTACGAAAGAAACAGGTTTACCACCAATCAAAGAAATCTCTTTTACCGGTTCCACCACTAATCAGGAAAAAGAAGTTTATACGGAGATCGACACGGAGAAAAATATAAAATCAGTAATAAACGATTCAACAGCAGTAAATCGTAAGACTGATAAGAAGGAAGATATTAAGACGAGCAAAGAATTTAAGCCTTCGACTAGTTTATGGAAGGCTTTGTTATATATCTGCCTTATTGTTTTCTCCTATTATTTATTTGATGTATTGCGGGCACATTGGCCGAAAATAAAACAGTTATGGCGAAGGGTATTCAAACTATAAACCTATATACCGCTATCGAGCAGATGAAGCAAATTTCCGCAGATGGTGACACTTTTTCTATAACATTTAGAAAGTACGATCGTCAGCGGAGATCTGGCGGGGATTCGGTTCGGTTGAAATATGCTAGATTACGGCCTAAAACATCGGATGCAGAGATCGAAAATTCTAGTTATAAATTATTTCTAACTGATACAGAAACAGGTAAACCGCTAAATTGTTGGCAAATACTTGTTACAGAGTTCAACGGGATCAAAATTTACGTTTAATATGGAAATCAGAAGAACAGGCAATTTCGGATTTATAGATACAGGGGAAGGACAATTAATTTCCTTTGCCATGGGGAAAGGCTGGGCGCCTTCTTCTATTAATTTTAGTAGGCCGGATAGTTGGCAGACTAAGAAAATAAGAGTTAATGGAATTGATATCGTGCCGATGGGTGCTAATAATGACTTACCAGGAGACGTACAGCGTTTACTAGATAATTTCTACGGTGGGGAAGGTATCATGGGGAAAATACAGGGCCTACAATGGGGAGAAGGCCCGCGTTTTTTTGAAGATGCCATCGACGAAGGAAATAATAAGTTTTATCGGAAATGGATACTAGATGATAAGATCCAGGAAGATTTAGAGCGCTGGGATCATCGCGAGTTTATGTTACGATCCTTAGTTGATCTTATCCACATGCAGGGGTTTTGGACTAAGTTTATTAGAAACCGGGGGCCGCGTATTGGTGCAGCAGGTAAATTTCTAAAGTTGGAACATATACCTTATAAAAAATGCCGTTTTGAGTATCCAGACGATAACCACGACTTCCCGCAAAATGTATATGTAGGTGATTGGCCGTTTCCGGATCCTACTAAATTGGCTAAATATCCGGTTTTTAATCCAGCAGATCCCTTTAAGCATCCGGTATCAGTTGGATATTTCAATATCTATTCTTTCTGTAAAGATTTCGTAAGCACACCTCGTTTTCTTGGCGCTTTCCCATGGCTAGAGCTGGCCGGTACGATTGCGCCATTACTGGCCGCTTATAATGCTAATTCGTCGGCCTTAAGCTTGCACATTGAGAGCCCGCAGGGATATTGGGATGCAGCGGAAGAACGAATAAAAGACATTTGCAAGCGTAAAGGTATTGCTTATTCCGCTAAAATGCTGGAAGACTTTAAAGATGAAGCAATGGAAAAGTATGCGGCAGGTGTTACTGGACGGCAGAATGTCGGTAAATATATGCACACGACTAAATTTTGGAACGCAGAAGCCAATAACTTTGAAGGATGGACGATCACACCTATCGATAAAAAGATAAAAGATTATATCGAGAGCCAGATAAAAATAGCTAATAAGGCGGACGCTGCGGCTACTTCTGGTTTCGGGTTGGATCCGGTTTTATCAAACCTTATCATGGAAAATAAGTTATCCAGCGGATCGGAGAAACTTTATTCTATAAAGGTTTATAATGCCAGCGAAACAGCCATACCCGATATGATACTTTGTAAACCACTGATGCACTACATACGTGCAAACTTTCCGGGAAGTAAGACGCAAATAGGACTTTATCGAAGTATTGTCAATGCGGAAGAAAACGTTTCACCAAGTGGTAGAGTAAAAGAAAATGCGTAAACTAAACTTTTTACACCAGAATAAGAAGAAGTGATGAAAACAATCTTTGATAAAAACAACAATGGTACGTCGGAACTGGTCGAAGCGCTAGGAATGATTGACGCTGCAACCGATTTTTCAAAATGGAAACCTTACATACCATTAAGTGTAAGGCGCTTAACGGCTATCGTTGGTCCAGAAGTTTACGAGAAAGTGGTAGAATATTATCATTCTACGGAGCCAGATCCAAAAACAGAAGAAAAGTATAAAACTCTTCTTTTGTTGATGCAGCAATCCGTAGCTTTATTTACATGGATCAAGATTATACCTACGCTGGACGCTCAACACGGGAACACAGGCCGGCAAAAGCGGTTAGGTGAACATGAGAAGGGGCTTACTGCCATACAGGAATATAAAGACGAAACAAATATCCTTAATCTGGCTTATGAATCGGTAGACGCTTTGATCGCTTATTTAGATAAAGAGAACTTCGATTTTTGGTTGAAGTCAGAGAAGAAAAGAGCTATAAATCAGCTTTTAATAAGGAGCAAAGAAAAATTCGACATTTATTATACGATCGGTAGCCATCGTCTTTTTTTAACTCTTATACCGATTATCCGGGAAATGCAAGATCGCTATATTGTCCCGATAATTACGCGGAAGCGGTACGAACAGTTACTTTCAGGGAATGAACTAGGCGAAGACTTTAACGATGCAGTATGCAGACCTTTGGCTCTTCTAACGATGCAGAAGGCAGTTGAACGTTTGCCTGTTGAAGTTCTTCCAGATGGGGTAGTTCAGGTACAACAGGCCGGAACCGTTAAAGAAAAGATTAAGGCCGAAGCCGAAGCCAGGAAAGCAGTATCTAAAAGTCTGGGGGACGATGCGGGAAAAGATCTTATAGCGTTACAAGATTTTATCGCTACTATTGAAGCCGAACCGGATGAACCGGATTTGTATTTACCTAAAGCAACTATACAATCTAAAGGTATAACGTTTTAGTATGCAGGAATTTACGTATAATAATAAAACTAGGATGATCCCGGAAGATCTGGAAGAACTTTCGCCGGTTCAGTACTATCGGTATTTAGAACTTGTTTTGATGATGAATACCGGTAAGATATCTCCCTTTCAGATGAGATGCAAGCTTATTTCCCTGCTTCTTAGCATGAAGTGTGACTTTACGATATACAAAGAATCAATCATTAGTGAAGTAAATGCGCAGTTGCATAAGGCAGATGCCTTTTTTGACATAGCGGAGAAATCGGGTAAGGCAATTTATGACCCCCATATTAAATCAGGCAGAAATCTTTTGCCATCGTATAAGAATTGGAGAGGACCGGAAGATATGCTTAATAATATCACCTTCGGGCAGTTTGTGCAGTGTCTGAATCTGGCAAAGGAGATGGAAGTGGCACAAAGGGAGAATGATAGCAAACAGGTAGATAGTTTGATGTCTGAATTTGGTGAGATACTATATATAAGTACTGATTCCCGAACGGAAGGAAACAAGATACCTCCTTTAGTCTGTTTCCATTCATATATTTTCTTTTGTGCCGTTTGGGAGTTGATTTATACCGTGCCTATACCAATCAATGGAGAAGAAATTAATTTCTCCATATTATTTCAGAAACCTAATGGAGAAAAACGGCCGGACGATAAAACCGGGTGGGCGGGGGTTGCTTATGAAGTGGCGTCTTCCGGCGTCTTTGGGAATGTGAGACAAATAAACGAAACCCCCTTTTGGGATGTTTTGCTTTATCTGTATAAATGCAGGTTTGAATCTTTACACAATAAAAATCAGTAGATTATGGAAACAAGTGATGCAGCAAAACAGGCCATAGGAACTTTTGAAGGCTTGCAATTGAAAGCGTATCGGTGCCCTAGCGGCATCTTAACCATTGGTTACGGTCATACAAAGGGCGTGTATGAGGGTATGAAGATAACGAAAGAGCAGGCACTAACTTTTCTATCTTCGGATCTGGCAGATGTTGAAAGAAATCTTAATGTTCGTTTTCCTTCAATAAGTCAAAACAAATTCGATGCTTTTATCAGCCTTTCTTTTAATATCGGAATCCAGGCTTTTAATACATCGACTTTGTATCGAAAAGCTAAAGTAAATTTGAATGATCCAACGATCCGGGCGGAGTTTATGAAGTGGGTACATAGCAAAGGTCGGGTACTTCCTGGGTTAGTGAGCCGTAGAACTTGGGAGGCAAATCTTTATTTTTCTTAGCCATGGTAAATTTGCAAGAGTATGAAAATTATTGGAACGGGATTATCGATCGGATCCCGGAAATAAAGAAGGTTATTCCAGCTACATTTGAACCGGACATGGGAAATCTAGTACAAGGGCTCAAACCAGAAGAACTTCCGGCTTTATTTTTTATCATTCCCAACGCGCAAGGGAAAAACAACGATGTAGATAACGTCTCTGAATCGAATCTGTGCGTAATTCTACTAATGGATAAAACAGACCCACAAAGAAAAAAAACGTACCAGGTACAGAAAGAAATACAACCCATTGCAGAGAATATTAAAAAGCAAATCCGGGAAGACAAGGCCGCCGGATGCCATCTATTTAGGGATCTGGATTTATCTAGTCTTTCAACAATACCGGAAGCCGGTTTTTATTCGGTGTTTGCCGGTTGGAGTATTGGTTTTCAGTTTGAAACAGAATGAATGAAGATTTAATAAAACAGGAGTTTATACGAGAGAAGATAGAGAAGGATGTACGGGCAATATTTGAAGCACAGCTTTTGATTTCTCGCGAACGAATCTATACCCGTACTAAATATTCCAGGGAAGGAAGAAGTTTCTATCAAGAGAAAGGCTTTGGAAAAACGCTTGATCGTGATAGTCTTCTTTTGAAAGCACTGGAATCCCCACAATATAAAATTGAAGCATCCGGACATGGAATCATTTCTATCTCTAATATTCCTTTGTATATGCGTTTTATGGATATGAAAAGAGTGGGGAATTGGCAAATTTATAATCGGCAGGTTTGGGGAATATTATATAATAATACGCTCCATGCCGTTCGATATGAATACGGAAAGGAAGTGAGAGAGCGTATTTACGCCCAATTACAAGATGTTTTTCCAAAAAATGTATATAAATAAAAAAGGTCTTTTTAGACCTTTTTTTGTGTCCTTTATTCCCGGGAAACAGTTGTTTACCTTTGCTTTACTAAATTAAAAGTTATGGGTAATAAGTTACAACCGGATTATATCACATGGGTATTATCTCTAAACGCAACTGATTTGCAGAAGGAGATACACGTACTTCATAAATCAACAACTACATTAAAGGAGGATAACAAGGCTTTACGTAAGGAAATGGCTAACCTTGTAATGCAAGGTAAGGCCGGCGGCGAAGAATGGAATAATTTGGATAAGAAAATCCGGGAAAATTCTAAGACGATCCGAGAAAATAATACCAAAATTGCTGAATGCGAAAAGAGACTGGATAAAACATCAATGTCAGCCAGTCAATTAAGCAAGAAGGCAAAGGAACTTTCGCGCGAACTTAGCAATACTGTTAAGTCTTTAGAACCGGAAAAGTATTCAGCTTTGGAACGGGAACTGAAAGAAGTTACCGTACAAATGGAAAAGAACAAAAATAGCGCAAAAGGATTATTTTCCATCTTTTCCTCTTTTAATAAACTGAAAGCTACCATTGCAGGGGTATTCATCGGATTAGGGCAGACCATCGGACAGACCTTAATAGGAGCCATACGTAATTTTCAGAATACCATTAAAGATTTTGAATTTGCAAGTGCAAATTTAGCGGCTATCCTGGGAACGACCAGAGATAAAATAAAAAATTTAACGGAAGATGCTAAACGGCTAGGGGCGGCAACTAAATATACAGCGTCAGAAGTGACCAGCTTGCAAACAGAACTCGCAAAGTTAGGATTTAACAAACAGGAAATTTTAGAAGCAACTCAATATGTACTTAGATTTGCCGGTGCAACCGGATCCGATTTACCGGAAGCGGCTAAAGTCGCCGGTGCCGCTATAAGAGCATTCGGATTGGAAACAACAGAAACGGAACGGGTCGTTTCTGCCATGGCGATAGCAACCACACGTAGCGCAATGGATTTTGGCTTTTTACAAACTTCACTTTCTACTATTGCACCCGTAGCCAAAGCATTCGGCTTTACGATAGAAGATACCATGGCACTACTAGGGACTTTAGCTAATGCCGGTTTTGATGCTTCATCGGCCGCAACTGCTACACGAAATATCCTCTTAAATCTTTCTGATACATCCGGTAAATTGGCGATTGCTTTAGGACGCCCGATTACTTCGCTCGATCAGTTGGCACCCGCACTAAAACAATTGGATGAAGAAGGAATCGACCTAGCCAAAACTTTAGAATTGACAGATAAACGTAGTGTGGCGGCATTCAATGCTTTTTTAACTGGTGCCGATAAGTTGGTGCCATTACGTGACGCCGTAACCGATGTAGGGGACGAGTTAAAGGCTATGAGTGATGAAAAGATGAATACGGTACAGGGAAGTATTAAAATTATGGAAAGTGCACTGGAAGGCCTTATTCTTAAATTTTATGATTCTAAAGGGGTAATGAAACTTGTTATCGATGCCTTTACTGGAATTATCAACGGTGTAGGTTGGTGCATCGACAAATTCACCCAATACCGACAAGTATTGATACCCTTAACGTCCGCATTAACGACTTATTGGACTGCTACAAAGTTGGTCGTTTTATGGAATACTCGAAAACTGGCGGGAACTACGGCCAATATTGCCGTAGAAAAGGCACATGCTATTGCTACGGCTCTATCTACTGCTGCTATAAAAGTCAAAAACATGGTAATAGGACTTTATACAGGCAGGGTAACTGCTGCTACGGTTGCTACTACGATTTGGAATGCAGTATTAAATCTGAATCCTTTTGTTGCTATTGCAACGGCTTTGATTGCCGTTGTTTCTGGTATTTATGCTTATGTAACCAGAACAAAAGAGGCGATCGATGTTACTGGAAAAATGAATGAGATTGAAAAAACAGCTAAAGATGAAGCGGCAGGACATGAACAAAATATAAGGTTATTGGTAGATGCTATACATAATGAAAATCTAACAAACGGACAGAGATATGAGGCTATATCAAAACTGAAAGATATTATACCGGAATACAACGCCGAACTTTCCCAAGAAGGAAAAATTATTCGTGAGAATACGGAAGCTATTAAAGATTACATCACCTGGAAAGCCAATCAGAGAAGAAAAGAAGGTTATGAGGAAGAGTTAATCGAACTTCGCAATAAACAGGAAGATTTACAAACTGTTATTAATGAAACTCAACAACATTTAGATGAACTCACAGCAAAAGACCAGGCTTGGTTAACTCGTGTAAACTTAAGACGCAAACTGAAAAATTTACGTGAGGACTTTGCTTTTACATCCGATGCTTTAGTCGATTTTGAAGGAAAATATAATAGTCTTCTCCAATCAATGGGAAGTAATAACGCCGCAGATGATGAAGAGAAAATTGTTAAAGAAACGTCTTTGATAAAAAAATTAGAAGCAGAAAAAACAAAGGTACAATCCAAATGGAAAGAAGATACAGAAGCAAATATCTTGCTTAAAAATAAGGAGTTGGAACGAATTGATAAAGAAATTGAGAAACTTAAAAAATTAGGGAAAACCAAAAAGAATCCAGAGAGCGGAGAGTATGGTAATGAGATAGATAAGGCGTTAAAACCTCTTGAAAATGAACATGCAAGCCGCATGGAGGTTTTGAAGAAAAATCGTTTGGAAGAAAACCAGACCGAAGCGGAATATAATAAACTTGCTATAAAAGAGGATATTCGTTACAATCAAGAGCGAATTTTATCTTTATCAGAATTAGCTCCTAAAATATCAAAGTCTAAGACTAAATATCTGGATGATATAAAGGCAAAGACAATAAAGGCTAATACCGAGTTATTGAATTTGCAACGGAAACAGGATGAAAACGAGATTACTCTTTTACAGGAACAGAGAGATAAAAAGTTATCTGCACAGGACGCCGGTTATAAGAGTGCTAAAACTAGAATCGAATTAAGTTACGCAAATCAGCAAATCACGCAACAAAAACGTGATATGTTATTGTTAGCCTTAGAAGAAGCGAATTCACGGAATCGGCTTAATATTCTGAAAGAATATCAGACAGGCGTAGAAGGTTTGGAACTCCAAACCGGGAATGTTAAGGTAGAAGCCGTTAAAGTAGCTGGACAGAAAGTGCTAGAGGCAGAACTAGCCAACGCCAAAAATAGGGCAGCACAACAAAAGGCTATTGAATCTTTGCTTTCTTCCTTTAAAAAGGAGTTTAACCTTACGAACTTACCGGACGAAACAGACCTGCAACTTAAGGTACTGGAAGCATCCTACCAAGCACGTTTGCAACTTATTCGTGATTCTCTTAAGAATGAACACATAACTAAGGAGCAGGCAGCCGCCCAGGAAAAAGCCCTGGAAGAAGCTAATAGTACGGCGAAACTGAATATTATTAAGGATGCTGAAAACCGTAAAAACGGCATCCTAGAGAAGTACGGCTTAGTTGGTTTTCAACAGCGTTATAATATGCAGATGGATGCCTTACGGCGTGAGAAACAACAAGGTTTAATCAGTGCCAAGGACTATGCAGCAGCCGAAAAGCAAATAAAGCTTACGGCATGGAAAGAAGCTTTCGATTATTTTTCTGGTTTATTCGGTGATGCGATAACCGCTTTACAAGATGCGGAGATCGCCAATATGGAGGCTAAATATGACGTAGAAATCGAAGCGGCGCAGGGAAATGCCGAAGAGGTTGAACGTTTGGAGAATGAAAAGGCCGAGAAAAAACTTGAAATTGAGAAAAAATACGCAGATGTACAATTTGCTGTAAAAGCTAGCCAAATCATAGCTAATACCGCTATGGCAATAATGACCGCTATGGCGCAATTAGGGCCGATAGCCGGGCCGATTGCAGCCGCATTAATGGGAGTGACTGGCGCCGCCCAGCTTGCCGCCGCCAATTCGGAGCGTCAGAAGGTTAAGAATATGACTTTAAACAACAGTAGCAGTTCTTCTTCTACTAGTCCCGAAAGAGTCGTGAATCCGTCTTCGGGATATAGCGAAGGTGGATATACTGGAGATGGTGGCCGTTATGAAGTTGCCGGGGCAGTTCATCGTGGCGAATATGTCGTGCCAATACCGGAGATGAAAAATAAGCGGGTCTTTAATATGGTGAAGGTTATAGAAAGTATCCGGCGCCAACGGACGGTAGCAAATCCGTTACCGGGATATTCAGAAGGTGGGCACGTTCAAGATCAATCGACAAATCAAGTCAATTGCCCGGAACTGATAAAAGCGGCTGAACGGCTTGAAAAAGCTTCGGAGAATTTGGGTAAACCAGCAAGAAATTATGTACTCTTATCCGATATCAACGATGCAGAGGAAATTAAATATAAGTCAGAAAAACCATTTACAAGGGGGGATAACTAATGGCATTAACTATTAAGACGCAGAAGGGAATATATGATGTCCCTGGTGATTTCCAGATGGAAGTCGAAATAACTTCTCCTATTTATACGGATAAAGGTAGCCAAACATTAGCATCCACATTGCCAGGTACTAAACGTAATCTTTACCTAGTTGATTATATACACCGGGAAGATGTAGTCAATGCACCGGGGAAAGACGTAATGGCTATTATTGCCGATGGTATTTACCGAAGGACAGGGAAGCAGAATATAACGTCAGCCAGTAGGGAAAGCGGTGTCGTAGCTAATTTTGGTTTTGATGAAAGTTTGATGTATGAAGCTTGGAATAATGTTTCATTGAAGAAATTACCCGGACTGCCAATATATAAGCCAGAAGGGGGAATAACCGTACTAATGAATCACTTAAGCGATGTCATGCGCTATTATGTGACAGCAGATTATTATGTTTTCCCGGTACAGGTGAAGGCTGAATCTTTGAATGATGTTGTTTATCCTGAATTTATTAATCCCATAGAGAAGGTTAATCACGATGTCTATGATTTAAAGAAAAATGCCCGTACTGAAAAAATGGTACTTTCTGGATCATTGGTAGATGTGAAATTACCCGCTGGGTATGGGATATCTCCTTTTATAAAGGTATCTAGGATATTGGAACTGATCTTTTCGGCCTATGGTTTTAAACTGATAGAGAATCCCTTTGCCACTCATTATCAACTAAAAAAAATGGTAGTGCTTAATAACGTGGCGGATGCAATTGTACAAGGGCAGATCGAATATAAAAATATGATGCCGGATTGTTCTGTAAATGATTTCTTAGACGCTTTGTTTTGTAGGACTGGCGCTAAGGTTTTTGTAGACGGTAATACCAGAACGGCCAAAGTTATACTGATAAAGGATGCTATAACGGCGCCTTCTTTCGCAGACTGGACGCTGTTTAAATCATCGGATCTAGTTCCTAGTTATGGGGCGGCGAAACAGTTGAAATTATCCGCTGGGACTTCATTTGAAGGTGCAGACGTTGAATGTGATTCTTTTGAAGAGTTTTTGGATCAATATAAGGGTATTGTTACGGAAGTTAAGAATACAGCCCCCGGATATATCCCGGATGATGTGTATGTCTGTTATCAGGCTTCTACCGGTAGATACTATAAGCGTAATGTAATCACTAAAAATGTGTCGATGGTATCAAGTGATTTTTTTCCGTGGGATAAGAAGACTACAAACGTCGAATATGAAGAAGTAACAGGGGCAGATGAATGTTTGCCTATGGCCTTTACTAATGGCTTCCTAGTGGGCCAATATCTTGCAGGAACGGTTAATCTGAATACAACTCTTAGAGGGGCAAAAGTTGAAGAGCAGAAAGAAGATACACCTTTATGTTTTTGTTTTGCGATGGGACTTGCAACGGATGAAAAGGGAAATTCTTCTGGATACTACTTTGGGAGTTCTCTTTGCAGGGATCCAGCAGGTAACTATTTTCGTGATCGAAGCGGTAATACTTATAATTGTTCATTAGTCTTTCGTGGGGATGATGGTGCATTTAATCGCTTTTTTAAGGGCTGGGATGCAATTTTAAGACATTCTAATCACACTCTTTCTGGTAAATTTAATCTGGATCGAATAAACTTAACTAAGATAGATACCGGACGCCCACTTTCGGTATCCGGTCAAAAAGTTATGATAGAAAGTGTAAAACATACGATGCCCTACCGGATAAATAAGCCGGCTACTGTTAAATTACGGACTATCAAACTTTTAAAGCCCTATGATCTTGAATCAGAACAGGGGATAGTAGTAATGAAGGCACAGACTACTAAATGGGTCATGGTTTCCTATACTGATAACATATTTGAAGCTGCAATTAAGGCAGCAGAGGAAAGGTATTATGTGAATTGGAGAGATATTGGAATGGTTGATATTGAAAAAGAAATAGTAACAAGGCCGACAGATGAAGAGTTTGCAGCATATTTGCCACCGTCAGAAGAAGAGGTATCTAATGGTAAAACTGTACTTAATACATATCAGGCCAAACTAAAATACACCATTGTTTATACTACTGGGACAGGGATGAATACACACTACATTAGAAGAGATATAGTTGATGATTTAACTTATGAAGCTGGGATACGGGCTGAAAGACGCTAATTTTTTGTCCTTTATCATAAAGGATAATATCAGCAAATTTGCAATATGGAAAATGAAACGATACTATCTGCACCGGAATTGACGAACGTTTCTGATGCGTTTTTGGAATTTAGGTTATTGCCTGGGAACGAGACAAAGACAAATAACGATTTTTATTTCCTTTTGACAACGCCTAACGTTGAAAGGGATAAATTCTTATCTGGCTGCAAATTGTCACCGGTTGTAAATGGGAATGTAGTAAGACAACAATTTGAATTATGAGTTTAAGCGCAAATATATCTCCTCGTACCATGGCTCTATCAGGCAATCCGATCCGGCTTGATATAACATCTTCTTCCCCGGTTACTTATGTAATCCGAGACGGGGAAGAAACGGTATTTGAAGGATCCGGGGAAGAAGGTAATTTTTATGTGTTTATTGACGAGATATTATCGGCCATCCTCGCCCCAATTCGATATACAGGGCAGGAAACAGACATTATTTTGAATACTTCTGGCAATCTAAAGGAATATACTATAAACGTTGCTAATACGGAGGGAGAAAAGAAAGTATTACAGCACAAAGTAATACTAGGGGGAATTAGTAAAAGGGCCATGCGGCATCTAAATCAAGAAGGGAGTAATATTTTCACTTTTAAACTACTTAATGCAGCCGGTAATTTTTTTATGTCTACCAGATCGGAAACACGTATTCTTACGATCCGGGAGACTGAAATACGTCCTTTATTATTTATTGCCCCCAAAACAGCTTTTACAGTTACGGTATCGGACGGGATAAGCAAAGAAATAACTGGCTTAGTAGTGGGTAAATGTTATGCGCTTAATTTGGATGCCCTACGGAGATACTTCTTTGATAGTGAAAATATGCTGGCTAGTCAATTTATTGTAAGCACGGATGAAGGTACGGCAGTTACTATCATAATTCTTCCGGCAGATGTGGCGAAAGAAAGATACTACCTGGAATTTCTTAATTCTTACGGTGCCTATGAATGTATAGATGTTACCGGAAAACCAACTTTAGATCAGGATAGCGGGGAAGAAGAAACTTACGGGAAATATGATGAATTAGTAAATGATTATATCGAATCTCGTGAACGTGTGCGAACCGTAGATACGATCCATGTACAAACCGGTTTTAAGACAAGTAAGGAACTTATGTTTCTTCTTGATATGCTTTCCAGTGACGATATTTATTTGCTAGGATATGAAGATCGAGAAATAAAAGTAAATGCGTCGGCTGATAGCCTGGCAGTTGCTAAGACGATGAATCAACCTCAAAGTTTACCTATAACATTAAGGTTTTCTGACTCTGAAAGACATTTCACCCAGGCATTACAAGGGGCTGATTTTGATAATCCGCGTATTCATACCCAGGAATTTAGTAAAGAATTTAATTGATGGCTGATAATTTACAGGACATAATAGATTCGTTAATCGATCATATTGATAAGGCCATTGCAAAAGGCAGTGTTACGAATCAGCAAGTCGCCGCAGTTTTGGACTTTTTGAACGAAAGGCTTAAAAAAGCGGACGGGGATAAGTACATCCGTAAAGATCAGCCGGATTACACGAATCATCTTTTACAACTATTTGAAGGGCTGGAAATAGGTAAATTCTTTCCTTCTATGACTACTGGAACCGGTGCTGGTATTGATAATAAGGGAAATGCGGAAGTGGAGAGCATGAAAGTACGATCTTTTATGATGATAATGGAGCTTATCATAAATAGATTGTCTTCCGTTGAGTCGGAATTTGTTTTTTCCGAATCTGGTACTATTGATAAAGTTGAAGAGATAGAAGCCAATACCTATTTACTGACTATACGTAAACGATGGGACTTTGATTTTACCGCTTTTGCTTTGCATGATGTTGTTTATGGATCAATTAATACTTTGCTATCAGATGGCAGTTTTTTTACTTCATGGTTTAGAGTATTGTCCGTTGATGTTTCTGCAAACCAATTAACGGTAGCAACATACCCCGATGATGAAGTACCAGCAGGGAAAAACTTTGCCCCCGCTAACGGTATGAATATTTGCCGCCGTGGTAATGCTGTTAATGAAGATCGGCAGAGTTGCTGGTATATTAGTAGTTACGAAGGATGTATTATGTATCTGGAAGGGGTGACTAAACCTATATTAGAAGAAAGTAACTATTATCTTTCATTAGGGAAGCCGAAGCACCTAGAATTGTTTAACGGTCTTCCTATTAATTATAAACATCCGTACTTATTCGCTAGAGGTGCCATAATACAGGATCTTATAAGAATAGACTTTCAGGGTAACCCGATCTATGAAATTGTAGATCTGGGTATTTGGGAACCGCGAGGCATATATATACGTGGATATAGCGAAGAACAGAATAAGTATATACAGCACCAAATCTGGTATAAGTCATGTTGCTGGCGGTGTGTGTCTGACGCTGCGACGGTAGGTTTACCGCCTAGATGGAATAATACACAGTGGGTATGTATTGTGGGAGATAGTAATTTTAAACTAGAAATTACCAGCACGAAAGGGCGTTTTTTTCGTTTTGGGCAAGAATATACACAGCTTGGATTTATTCTGACACATGGGGACATGGATATTTCCGTAGATGCTTCACAGGTTGAATGGACGCGGGAAAGTGATTTATTGGAAGAGGATCTATTATGGAATATCGAACATGCCGAAAATGCTAATACCGTAGATATAACGCCGTTGGATATGCCTACAAACTGGTATGAAGCCAAAAAAGTAGTTTTTCGCTGCAAAATATCAATCCGGGACGGCGAGGATCTGAAATCTTTTAGTACAGAATTTAAAATAAATAATAAGTTATGAAAACAGCATCAGCCTATATTTTGTATACACCGTTGGATATCTCTTTACTTATGCTAGAGGTAGGGGGAAATACGACGCAAAATAAAAGCAATGTTACGGGTGAATTTGATCCCGACCGAACTTTGTTCCCGCTTGTACTTCGACCTAGTTTAGTAATAAAGGATCCGGATCACGTTTTAGATGATGGGGATCATACTAAGAAGTTGATAGATAATCGCTGGTATATTGGTACGAATGAAACCGGTTCCCGTATAACAAAGGATACCGACGGTTTTATTTTGGGGCAATATGGGGAATTGACTGTAAAACGTAACGTGGAACCTTCGGTACCGCTTTCCCTGTTTTTTACGTGTGCTTATATTGACAGCCGCACGCAAAACACTTTTCGTAAATCGTTCCTGATTACACTTACTACAAATTTAACGACAGAGCTTAATTTGAGTTTGGAAATAGATGCAGCGCGTAAAATGCCTATAAGCCCTTTTAAGTCTGTTTCAACCCGGACAATTAAGGCTACCTTCCGTAATGGTGAGAACCTTGTAGCCGATGCGGACGCCGTTTATCTCTGGAAAACACGGGATTCAGTTACTAGGCAGTTAAGGGCAATAACGGTAGACGACTTATTTTATGTATCTGGGCTGAATACTAAATCTCTGACGATTGATCGTCGGTTTATAGACAAAGAATTGATTCAGTTAGAAGCTTATCACCGGGCAGATAATAGCCGGAAGGTTTACGCACAGACTAAAATATTCCGTTGGTACGGGCAATGGGATGAACGGGAAGTGATTACGCGCGGCAAGTTTGTAAGGCCCGATACTAGCGAGATAGAAGTACGTGCTTTTGTTGATTCACCCAAAGGGCAGATTATAGATCCGCAAAACTATTTTGATATGACTCACATCTTTACTACAAATGAGAAGGGGGCACCGCAAACAGTGATCGGGTACGGTGAAACTGTAGTAGTGCCAGCCAGTATCGTAGGTAAGGATCCGAATGTACGGCCCGTTTTTGGCGTGGAAGTGTTTGAAAGAACGGCTTTAAGGCCGATGATGATAAACGGTAAGGCGGTAGTTATTAACGGCAAGATAGCCACAATTAGTATACCTAAAAAATGAATGTGAAAATGTACTCGGTGCCCGAAGCGATAGTTTCGGAACTGAACTTGAAGGATTATCGGCAAAGTGACGGGAAAGGGAATTATTTACTATCGTCTCGTGATTTACGCTGTTATGGGATTGATAAGGCTATTTCGGAAGGTGCTGTATTAATACAGGCAGATGAAGAAAAGCAGAAGTTTAATAAATAAATAGTAACGTTATGGATATAAGTGCAATAGATACGCTAGAAGCTATTATCGACGGTGATACCGTTGTTCCTGGGATGAATTTCGTTTTGCCGGCTGGTATCGGGAAGACTCAATATTACAACCCTTCTACAAAAGCATGTACGCCGGATTATACTAAGGCGGCAAATCAGATCATAATTTACCCAGCCTGTTATTCTTCTGGTAGCGGCAAATTCTTAATACCGTCTTCGGCGGACATGATGTGGTATTATGATGATCCGAATACAACAGCCGCGCAAATTTTGGCGGCAAAGGGTGGGGCTATCGCTGATAAGTATAAGACATTGTTTCAAAAAACGACTTATACAGTGAATAATCAGACGTTCCCCGCATTAAAGATTATAGGCAATTTGGCGGCGGCAGATAGTTTAAACGATGTCTCTATTTATTTCAAATCAAAGTTTAACGATATGGAAATAACTTGTCATGGTACAATAGCGATAAAAGAAAGCGTGGGAAGCCTTTTCGATATTCTGATAAATTGCGTAAATGAAGATGGAGTAAATGATACAGTAATTGATAATGATAGCGAATACCTGGTACTAACTGCATCTTTACAGGATAGCGGCTTGGATGTGGCTGCGACTGGATCTTGGGGATGGAAGAAAGCAACATCCGGCGGTTTGGTTACGGTAAGTCATGTTCCTGGTGTTACTGAATTGTCTAATACAAATAAGACACTAAAACTATACGATGGTGCAATAGAAGGGACGGAAGAATACTTCGCCTGTGTTACTCATAATGGTGTGACTTATCAGAAAGGAATACAGGTAAGCGACACACATGATCCTTTTTATATTAATATTGGGCGTAATCAGGCTAGTAATATGGTGAAGGAAAGCGATACTATCGTTTATACTCCTTCCGTGTTAGCGAGATCTTCGCGAGCTGTACAGGCGGGATGGAGCTTTTCTTTTACTTTAAGGGATAATAGCGGTAATACCGTCAGGAGCGCGACTGCACAAACTTTCCAGGTAACAGGAAGCGAAGTACATGCTAAAGCAGGGCTTATAACTCATATCATAGCACGTAAATAATATGGATGTGGCAGCTTTTGATAGTTTAATTCCTTATCCTAAAGACGGTAAGGATGGAATCGGGGAACGTGGCCCGTTACCTTATCCGGCTGGAATTTTCCAGTCTGATGTTTCATATACGGCCACAAAAGATAAGACACCGATTGTTTATTATAAAGTTGGAAAGACTTTTTATGTAATGAATAAGGTGGCAACAGTAAAGGGGCTTAATCCAGCGGATGATTATGCGAAAAATGGGAATAATGCAACATGGATCCCATTTGAGAATTATAAAGCCGTATTTACTGAAATATTAATGGCTGAATTTGCGAAATTGGCTTCTGCCGTGTTTTGGGGGGATTATATGTTTTCTCAATATGGAAGAGATAGCGAAGGGAAACTAACGGAAGATTATAGCCAATTTGGTGAATCTGGTTTTTCCCCTAGACTCCAAATTAATTTTAAGACGGGAGATATTTTTTGTGAATCATTGACTACTAAAGGGGCGAATTATAATAAACTGATACCTGCAGAATATGATGATAGAGGCATTTATATAACGAATTGGGGTATGCCGGATGCGGGTAGACCTAATAAGAGTAATTACATTTACAATACGAAATCGGGGCCGATTACAGCGATGCTAGGGCCAGAATATCTTTTGACCCCATCCGGTGAATATTATAATCCATGTGCCAATGTGGAATTTATGATGATACAGAGATATGCGGGTGGTGCTAATGATGTGGTTAAAATAAGTACAATAGGGCAGGTCAGTGTTACGTTAAATGGTATTTATTGTGGTGACGGTATAGAATTATATCCGAATACTTTTGTGAAGTTCCTGTATAAAGAGGTGCCCGAAGAAAGTGGATCTATTCATTACCTCATAATAAATAGCGGGGATTTTGACATTGTAACTGTTGGATTAAGTAAGAAGGCCGTAGCTAAGCATCGGTCGTTTTAAGTAAGTAATAATTTATGCATAGAATTTTATGGATGGAATTGATTTAGCAAATGAGCTTGATAACTTAAATGTTGTCGATGAAAATGACCTTATTCTAGGTTATAGTAAAGCTGGTAAGAAATTCGGTTTTGTGCCGGTTTCTTTTGTAACTAACGGTGGTTATGCTTGTAGGCGCTGGAATATAAATAATAGTAGCCCAACCGGTGAAGCAGTTGGGAACTTGGATTATTTGCGTAATTTACCTTCCCTTTTAGGACTTGGATGTTATTTGGTGGATAAGAATCACGGGCGGCGAAAACTGGATCCGACGAATCATTATAAATTCGCTACGGGTGAAACTGCAAAGCTTGACGGTACAATGGGGGATTATATGTGGGGCTGGTCTACAAAATGGTATTATGCTTGGTGGGTGGAAGGTAATTATTACTATGAAGCTGCAAGCCTTAAACCTATTCCGGGCCGATATAATTATTTGATACCGGTTGCATCTACTTCGGCGCTGGGTGTTGCCATTGTCGATCGGGAAAATAGTGAACTTGTTAGCGTGGTTAATCAAAGCGCACGTTATCGAGGTGGGAACAATGACGCGGCTAAAGATTCGACTTACAAAACATTGCTAGGTCGTGCGGCCACAGGCTTAAGCGCGGAAACTTTCGGGGCTTATGCCAGGAAGAAGGGAGAAGGCTGGGAAGGATATTGGTATGCTCATTCTGGGATTATTGGGGCCCTATTTCGTATTATCTTTGGTACTCGTAATGTACAATCGGCTTATAATGCGAATAAAGACAGTAACGGGCTTTTTCAGGGCGGTTTAGGTAATGGCGTTACTGGTGCTGGTGCTTGGTGGAGTGGTGCAGACGGTTACGGTACTTATCCTTTCTTACCGACTAGCGCAGGCGTTGAACTGGCTGATAATTGTGGGGTTTCTAATTATGCGGTTAAAGGGGCTGACGGATCAACTGTATACACTGCACCTATACCGTCTTTCTTTGGACTTAAAAACTTTTTTGGTTATATGGGGCGTTGGGGGCGTGGCGAACTTATTAGTAAGAAGGCGGATGGTAGCGGTGATATGTATATCGTACCTCGTCTACATTCGACTTATAGTATGAGTTCTCTTACCGGTCTTACTAAAATTGCGTCTTTTCCAAAAGCGGCTGTTGCAAGTACTTGGGAATATACAAAACAATTGAGTATGCAGAATCTTTGTCATACGCCGACGCTGACGGGGGGAACAACCAGTACTTATTATGCTGATGGCTTTTATAATGATAACGCTGTTTCCGGCCTTCGTGTGCCTG